GAAGGCAGACGCAGCAGAGGCAGCACTAGCCGCCGCAGAAACTTGAGATGCCGCCGCAGCAGTAGCAGATGTCGCGGCATTGGTGGCACTGGTCGATGCTTCAGATGCCTTGGTCGTCGCCGTAGTCGCGCTTGTCGCAGCATTAGTGGCGCTTGTAGCGGCCTCAGACGCCTTTGTCGTCGCCGTAGTGGCAGAGGTGCCGGCATTGGTCTCGCTGGTGCCAGCGGCAGTTTCAGAGGCCGCAGCAGCCGTAGCACTTGCAGCAGCAGCGGTAGCCGATGTGGCCGCATTTGTTTCGCTGGTCGCCGCGTTAGTAGCCGATGTAGATGCTTCTGACGCCTTTGTTGTGGCAGTTGTGGCACTAGATGCAGCAGATGTGGCACTTGTAGACGCTTCAGAGGCTTTGGTGGTGGCCGTTGTGGCTGATGTCGCCGCATTAGTCTCAGACGTTGCCGCAGCAGTTTCACTTGCAGCAGCCGCTGTTGCGCTAGAAGCCGCCGCTGTAGCCGATGACGCCGCCGCTGTAGCACTTGTCGTGGCTGACGCAGCATCCACAATCAGGTCGTACTTGGCGCTGTTAGCGTTAGTAGTAAGTGGCTGTGCGCCAGAGCTTGTGTGTTCTGTGTTTACAATGAAGATGTTGTTCGTGCTGGTGTCTTTGACCAGATCACGCACCTCATACGCTGTTGATGCAGCCCAGTTGCCACGGAAGGTGCCAATCTCTTGTGTAACTTGGATCTCACCGCTGCTATCAAAGGCAAGGATCTTGTTCGCACGGTCAGATGCCCCAACAGTAAACTCTGTTGAAGTCATTGTATTTGTTCTAGAAATCTTGATAGCGCGGTCTAGTTCTTCTTGCTGTTCTTGCGCAAGGAAGGTCAGCTTGTCCAGCGCGTCTTCATGGGTAGCAGCAGGGAACGGATCGTTTGCCACATAGTCTGTAGTCTGCGTCTGCGCAGATGTGCGGCGCAACACAACAGTTTCACCGCTGGCCGGTATGTTACCGCCGGTAAAAACTACGTTGCCGCCAGATGCGTTACCAACATTTGTTACCGTGTAATGAGTAGTCTTGGTCTTGACGGTTTCAGTGCCTGTCGCATCTGTACGGATGATAACCGTGATATCGTCATCATCGAATATCTTGAAGCCGTAAGCAAAGGTGTCATTAGAACCATTGCCAGAATAGCTGTTCTTGGTAGTGGTGCTGCTAACCGTCATGTCTTTGCTCCAGTTTGGCTAAATGTACCAGAAAACACTGATTACCGAAAGATGCGTCAATCTAGGTTGTCATAGCGCGGTTGTATATCCACGAGTTTGTTCATAGCGTTCTTGATGCCAATGGCATTTTGCAACGGCAGGATTGAGTTAAGCGCACGCTGCTGCCCCTGTGACCATTGGTAGTCTGGGTTGATGATGGCCCTACTGGCACCAGACGCAACAGTGTGTGCCTTTTGCGCCAAATCAATCATCGGTATGCCTGTGAGGAAGTTTGTTGCCAAACCAGATGACCGACCATACGCAAACACAGGATCTTCTGTGTAAAATGCTGACGCGCTATCTACGAGGCCAGGTATAAGCGCAGCCCAAGAACTACGTTGGAACGCAGACAGACCAATGTTTTTCATGCTCAAACGCTCGTCCAAAAACTCCCGCTTGTCTTCACGGAACTGCGCATTGAGTGAAGTTTGCGCAACGTAGGCAGAACCTGCAAAAAACACAGATGTCATCATTGCTGAATAGGCACGCATGTCGTTTGCTTTGAGATTGTGCAAGGTTTGTTTGGCATGTGACACCAGCATAAATGTACGGAATTGCGTAATCATTTTGCCCATAGTGGTAGTCATGTACCTGTTGAGGTTGCCAAGATCGTTTTGTTGGATGCTGCGTCTTGTCCAACGCGACACAGCTACGATGAAAGCATCCCTAGCTTCCTCGTCAGTCCACTGCCCCATATTGATCGCTTTGACCTTGCGATTGCGGAACATGGACGATGGCACCGTGACAGCATGTTCTTTGATCTGATCGAAAATCTTTTTAGCCATAGCCTCATCAACGCCCATGCCTGTCATGCGACGCTGCAAAGCCTTGCTAAAACCACCTTTGAACGACGCATCGACTATTGTCTGCACAGCCATACGTCCTGCTGCACGCTCCAACGCAAGCGTTACTGGTGCCATGCCAGAGATGTCGGCAACGATACGCTTGATAGGCTGTATGCCGAATGATGCTTTGTCGATGAAATCGCCACGGCCCATGACAAACATATCTTGAGCATCATAGCGGTTCATAGCTTGATGAATGAGACGGTCAGCACCGATGCCGGCAAACGCCTCAAGATCTCTAGCCACTGCATCTTCAAGCTCACCGCTTTTGGCACGCTTCACCATAGACCGAAACTCAGGCACAACCTGCATCAAGCCACGCACGCCGCCGATAGACAGCGCGTTACCAAGCTCGGCAACCTGCGCAAAACCGACCTGGTTCATCAATCTGATAAAGTTGTAATCTTGGAACAGACGCGCCAACCGTGCTGACGTTGCGCTTGGATCAGTGACCAACGGCGATGATCTGCCAAGGATCATGTTGTACAAAACGTCTATGTTTTCTAAGTTGCCTTTGATTTTGTCCTTTGCATCAGCGCCATATCTTGTGTCAGCCTCGTCTTTAATGGCCTTAACTAACGCATTGTAGTCGGCCTCTGACCTAATGCCTTTTTGGGCAAGCGCGATGCGGCCTTCCATCTGCGTAAGGTATGAACTAAACACCTGTTCAGCGTCACGATCCATAAGGTCTTTGACACGCAGTATGTTGCCATTTTCTAAAGGAATTTCAGCGTTAATATCTACTTTAAGTCTTTGTTTGGCGCGTGATGGCAAACCTGTGCGCGGTCTGTCAAACAGTGACACCAGCCTGTCAGCGGCGTCCGCATCAAGTATATCTTCTTCAATCAGAATGTCGCGCAAGGTGTCTTTCTGATCAGCAGTAAACACTCTAGCCAGCCCAGAGTCCAAACCTGCTTGTGCGTTGCGCAGTTTCTTAACCATTCTTGTAGCAATTTCGCCAGCTAGGTCTTCGTCCAAACCCTCTGTGCCTCTGACAAGAGATGTTTTTAGCAAATCAACGACTTTATCTTCACCGTTTTCCACCATGACCCGCACTTTGTACGGACTCCAAAGGTGGGTGAAGTACGTCAAATCTTCTGGAATGTCGTCGAAACCTTTGACGCCAGCCGCCTTGGCTCTGCGCAAAACGTCACGGAACAATTCTGCTTGCCGTGTTGCTGCCCTAACCACCTGTGGGTGGTGCTGCAAGCCTGGATTTTCGATAGCGTCAGCAACAAGCTCACCAAACTGTGCGCGGGTACTGCCGAACTGTCGCCTCAGATAGCCAATGCCCTCTGACTCTGCCCACTCATTAAACGCAGGGCGATACACTTGGTAATATTTTGCATAGCCAGCTTTCATAGCGTTTGTCTTGAGGATGTCCGCTGTAGACTGCATAAGCTCACCCTGCTGGTTGAAGCCTACGGCATCTTCAGCAAGTAGATGTCCCGCCTGACGCATGGAGTTTAGTTCGTCTGCTTTCAACTGACCTGATATGTCAAAGCGTAACGGAATACGCCCACCAGCCATTGTTGCCATAGACGCAAAAGCCGGTTCACCGATTTCATTCAAGAAGTCATCTGTGCGCGTGGAAAGGTCTGGGATCTGCACCGAAATCGACATAGGGTTCTGCATCGCGCCAACGCCAGTGTCGAATGTGTCAAAAGCAGCCCTTGGGATCGCAGTCTGTTGCTCCGCGATACGACGCTGCACAACAGCACCAATATCAGCAACCTGTGCCTGTCTGGCTGACGCATCCACTACCGATAAAGCAGCGTTAAACTCTTTCTGGCTTTTGCCAAGCGCCGCACCGATGCCGCCACCCAGCACCAAGCCACCGGCCATTCCATAAAGGATGTCATATGGGTCTTTAACGGCGTTCTGAGACACCAGATACGCCTCTATGGCACCTGTGCTTACTGCACCACCAAAAGCACCGCGAAACGCCCTAGAAAGCCGCGTAGCTTTGTTGCCCCAGATAAGCGGTGCCGCGACACCTTCTGTCAAAACTGTTACGCCAATAGCTGCTGGATCAAGCATAGTTGCTGCAACACGCAGACCAACACCTGACCATCCGTATTGCTGCAAAATCTCTTCGTTTTCCATAGAGATTAACACTTGTTCACGCAGGGCT